TGCGCCAAATGCAGCCTCATCAAGGGTGTCGAGATACTCGCGTACGGCACGAGGCGCATCAGCGGGCTCGATGGTTGAAGCATCCCAGTCTTCCTTTGACGTCGAGTTCTGTTTGTTCGCATCTGCCTCAATCAGGCTGGCATCCACCGCCATGCGCTGGCCACTCGCCAGGCCTTCTTCGATGCAGCGCGCCACCGTTGTCTCAAATAGATGGCGCAGCAGCTCGCTCTCGCGGAAACGACCGTGCCGGTTCTTCGAAAACGTCGAATGATCAGGCACCCGGTCGTTCAGATCGAGGCGGCAGAACCAGCGATAGGCGAGGTTCAGATGCACCTCTTCGCAGAGCCGCCGCTCCGACCGGATGCCGAAACAATAGCCGACCAGAAGCATCCGGATCAGCAGCTCGGGGTCAACGGAAGGCCGGCCCGTGCGGCTGTAGAACTCAGCAAGATGAGCACGGATGCTGCCCAAGTCGACGAACCGATCAATCGACCGCAGCAAATGATCCTGAGGGACGTGATCCTCAAGCGAGAACTCGTAAAACAGCGATGCCTGCGCTTCCTGCCTCGGACCCATCATCGGTCAATCCTCCCGTCCGTTGGAAGAATTGAAACAGCAGATCACACACCGATCAAGCACGAGTTTTTCAACAAAATACGCCCTTTTCTGATACGCAACACATTCAAACATCACCGACACCAGTCCATATGCCGCCCCGGTGCCCACCGGACCGCATAACCCTCGCGCACCAGAACCTCCCCCGCCGTCTCGCCATTGCTCAGGATCAAACGTCCGAGAACGCGCCCGTACCGGTCATGTGCGCCAGTGTCCATGATCCCGACAGCGTCCCGCAACAGCTCCGCCATACGAGTTGTTGCAGCCCGGCCCAGCTCAAGCTCTTGCTGGCATTTGGGGCGGTATGTCTCTGGCGTGTCGAAGCCAGATTTAAATGGGATGCCGTCGCCGATTAGTCGCACGCTCTGACCGTCGCATTTTACCGTGTCCCCATCGACTACGGCAATCACCGCACATGCCATCAGGATCATATCCATCTCCTTCACTTGCCGACAGAGGTATAAACTGCCCCCGAAGAATTTCCCACTACCTCCAACTTCGCATTCGCACAGAGCCGCCCGGCCATCTCAGCGGCAGCAGCGCGCGCAAATTGGCGCTCATTTTGCGGGGTCGCCCCCTGCCAGCCCGGACAAGGCTCCAGATCAAGAAGCGACAGCGGCGTCTCACGGCCACAGCTTGCCAGCAGCATCAGAGAGATAATCGCTAAGAGGCGCATCGCCGCCCTCCTGTGTGTCGAGATAGGTGTCGATCTGCGCCGCCTCGGCGCGGATCTTGGCTTGTTCGAAGTCCGACTGGCGCCGGATGCGCACCGCCTCCTGATAGCCGCTCACAGCCGCGCTCAGAGCGTCATTGCGGAATTTAAGCCCCCACGCCCAGCCACCGATGGAGAGGGCGACCACAGCGAGCGCGAGAGCCAGCGGCGTGACGATCCGGGACCACAGGCGCGCGATCATTGCAGACCCGAGAGACAAAGAGCCCGGTTCGAAAGCGGCATACCCGGCAAACCGCGCCAGCGGCGATTTTCCAGTCCGCGCAGCAGCATGCCCTTGACGTAGACCCAGCGCGGCAGTTGCTCGCAGGCCTCCCGAACCTGCCCGGCATTCAACAGGCGCACCAGCGTCGATCGACAAGCCGCGCCGCCGCCGACATTGAACGTCCAGTCCCGTACAGCCGTAACCGTGGCCTCGGACAGGCTCTCGTTCGTGATGCAGCGGCTCAGAGGCCGGTCTACCTTCATCTCCATATCCTGCCAGAACCACGCCTCAATCTGCGCATCGGAATAACACTCACCGACCTTGAGAGACGGGTCCATGTGACCGACCCCAACCGTCGGATAGCCGCCGCTGTCGAGATAAACGCAATTCTCATAGCCCTCCCACGCAGAGGTGTAAGCCCATTGCCCGGTCGCAAGCGTGGCAGTCAGCACGCCGCCGACAATCAGACCAATGCCGCGTTTGCTCACGGCTCCACTTTCGTCTTCATGGAAGGCTGCCGCCCGGCCGCGCCAAAATTGCCGCGCCTTGATCAGAAGCGTGATCAGAGCAATGAGCGCGCCGATGGTCGGAACCACGATCAGATTCAGGAAACTTGCATATTGGTCCGGTGACGGCACGACGAAGGGCCAAGCCAGAGACCCGCCGGAAATCGTCAGGGCGGCTTTCGTGGAAGCGATGTGTTCGAGTTTGCTCATGTTGTCCTCAAGGAATAGAAAAAGCCGCCCGAAGGCGGCCTTGATAGTGTCCATTTTAATATCCCATTATGGGCTTACGGCCCCCACCCGCGCCAAGCCCATCGCCATGAGAGCTGAGAGGCCATCCATCCCGCCGATGACCGTAAGCGCACCACCCGCTGCCTGTGGGGGCTGCCCTCCCATATCGGAGACCCAGAACACCATTGCCGCCTGCGCCCGCGCGGCGGCCTCCATGTCGATGATCTGCCCTACATCCCAAGCCGGGCGCACCAATGCCTGTTGTGCTCCTGTGATCCATGCCTGACTGGCGGAAAACGAGGCTGCGGCGTAGAGATTGCCGTCGGTATCTTGCCATGACGGGTCTCGGTAAGTGAGCGCGTCTGCTTCGGAATAGGCCAGGCACATCGCGAGATGATTGGCGGATGCGATCAGATCTGATGGGCAAGCCGCCGTGATGATGATTGCCGTCATTGTTCCCCTCCCTCACGCAGCCAGATATTGCACGATTTGCCCGCGTTCGGTGTCGCTCAGAAGCCGGTCGAACTCGACGACACCTTCGATTTGGCCACTGTACGGCGTGCCCAGACCACCTCCGGCGTTGATCCCGCCGACAATACTGGACAGGGTGCCCGCCGCACTGCCGGACTGGCCCGTGGCGCCGATCTGCACCCCGTTGACGAAGAGCCTGACGGTGCTGCCGTCGTGCGAATAGCCAAGCACACAGCGCGTTCCCATCAGCGCGGCGATGCCGTTGCTGATCTTGAGCTGTGTCGTGCCCGCGCCAGCCCAGAGCTGATGCACCCCGGCGACCTGCGCGACAACCAGATAGGAGATCTGCGTATTGTATTGGGTACGTGCACCAAATAGCCCCTGATAAGCATCTCCGACAAACGCGGGCGGGAGCGTCGTCGCAACATGAACCTCCCGAATGCCGGGATACCCCGCAACGGAGGCCACGAGATAGTCGTCGACGCCATCGAAGGACAGGGCATTTGCCGCGAGGGTCGGGCGCGATGAGGCGGTGGACTGCCTCAAATATAGCCCCTGACCGCGTTTGTCCCGCACAGCCCCGACCGGATCGCCATCCATGGTGACCGGGATCGTCATCGCCGTGTCCTGATGAAGCGTGGAGAGGTCACTCACATCATACCAAGCAATCAGACCAGAATCATTCCCAATGAGATTGGGATATATCAGCCTACTGCCACGATAGATCGCCGTGACCGACGTCAATCCAATTGCAAAATCCATCGCCTCAGCCCTCCGAAATCATGTAGATTGTGTCATCGTCCGGCGGCGTCAGCGCGGCATACTCCGCCGCTGTCAGAACCACCACCTGAGACGGCCCGCCGGACTGGCCGAAATTATTCAGGAATGTGGTCGCAAAATCAGCGCCGCTAGGGGCGATACTGTTCCTGATTTCCACCCCCCCCGAAAAAAGGAGCATAGGCCCATCGACCTGCCAAATGTTGTATTTGTAGACCCTGCCCTCGGTCAGAGCCTGAACAAACACAGGCTCAATGCTGACCGAACCGACGCCGGGGATTTCCACCAACGGGACATCCCCAGGAAGAGCGGCAATCGTCAGCACTATCTCAACCTCAGACTTATTTGCGACCGTTACAACGCACGGCTCATCACGCGTCACCACAATATCGCGGGCGATTGCCTCAGCATCATCCGCCTTCAAGCTCAAAGCACGAACCATTCGTTTTACCCACAGAATTGAGACCCAGAAAATCTACCCAAAGGAAGACCTGACAGCGCAAGGAAGACCAAACAGTTAGGAAGGAGGGGCCGGCCACACGATGGCGGCCAAGTCCTCCGCCTCCGTCAGATCGCGCAGAGCCTGCCGGTACAATGCCCACGCGGCCCTATCAGCGTCGGACAGCGGGCAATCCGGGAGTTGCGTCCAGTCCGATGCAGCCAGCAGAGGCGCCCGCCGCGCACGAATTTGCGCGATCAGATCCTCGTCACTCGGGAACAAATGGACCCACTGACCGTCCTGCCATTCGTAGCCCTCCCCCGGTTTCCTCGGGACCTTAATGGTGCCATCAGGATACTTGGACAAGGTGGCCTCCGTCGGCGCGACCACGGCTTGCCAGTACCCGAGATCAGGGTGGTAATACCCGTACTCCATCATCTTAGCTCCTTAGCTCCGTCCATTTGTAGATTGCGGCGCCCCAAAATTTGTATCTCCAGTCATCCGGGATAATGGCGTATATCGTGCTGGTCTGGCTCGACCCGTCGCGGGCAATTTTGTTAAAGGATGCGCCATCCTTGCTGGCATCAATCTGGCAAAAATCGCTGGCATGCTCGATGGATAGCCAGATAGGATGGCCCGTCGTATTGTGGTACACCGTGTTCGTGAGGCGCTCTGCGGTCATGTCCTTGGGCTCCTGCCCCCAGCCAAGCGCTGTCGCGTCTCGAAACGCCTCGATATACGCGGCAATCACGGATCGCACCGCAAACATCTCACCACTGACCGCAAAGTCTGGATCGCCGGACACGCTATAGGCCGCCGCCCCACCCAACCCGTCCGCCAGCGCCTGCACAGCGGCTAATGTGTCCTCCTCTCCATTCAACGCCCCGGCGATCTCCACAGCGAGAGCCGCAATCTCAGGCGCGAAATTCGCCACCAGCCAAGACATAAGAGCCGCGGCCCGACCATCGAAAGACGCGAGATCATCCGAGGATGGCAACTGACCATCATAAGGTGTGATTTCGGTAAAGCTCATGACAGCCCCTTGATCGTGAAGGAATAGAGATATTCGTCCGGTCCATCCTCGGCCCAGTCGATGGTGCCCAGAATCCCGAATTGGATTGTGGACGGAATTTCGAAGGCCCCGACAGTGACCACCAGAGACCCGGCCAACTCCCCCATGCGCGGCTCGATGGCCTCGAAGGCGAGCCGTTCCGCCTCGACGATGTAGGTCATTTCCCGCCGCGTCGGACGTTTGGTCCAGATCGTGCGCCCGAAATCGTTGACCTCATAGCGCGAGGCCGTCACCGCCCGACCTGCGGTCTTTGGTTGCGCCTCGCCAACGTAGAAGGATCGGCCCAGAAAGACCTCACCGAGGCGCAAATCCCCGCCGTCGATGCGGATCACCGCCCGACGCGCAGACACCGGGATGTTGTAAAAGAACGCCTTGTCGCGGCGCGGATCTGGCCTGACCGTGAACCACTCCAACCAGCTCGACACGATCCGGCCACCAAGGGAGAGGCTTCGCTCCCCAACTTGTTGCCCCGCCGCGTTATAGAAGGCCACCGAGACCGAGACCGCACGAACCCCGAACAGACCGAGCACGTCGAAACTGTCCGCGACCGTGATGTCGATCACGATGTTTTCTGCCCCGACAGTCGGATTATCGAGCACACCGTCGAAGGCACGAAACGCATTGGTATATTGCACCTCAAGCCATTCCGCCGACACTTTGCTCTGATCGACCGCCGCAGGATCAATACCGGTATTATCCGCGATCATGCTCTCAAAGATGCGATGACCGCGCACAACCCAAGCGCCGAGACCCCACGCCGTAACCCCATCCCATGCAGGCGCATCGTCTTCGGGCAAGGAAACCGAGATATTGTCCAAAGACATCTCGATTGGCTCACATACGAGCATCAGAAGCTCCTTTCCTGCGGGTAACCCTCTTCGTCCCAGTTTTTGAAAATGCCGAGCATGGTTTGCAGGAGCTGCACCGCAGCCCCCTCATCTCCGCCGAGCGAGGTTCGTCCGTACTGTGTCGTGCCAGACGTTTGCGCGACCTCCGTCACCGTCGAATAGCCGCGCGCCGCTGCGACCTGCGCAAGACGTGCCTCATATTCATTGGCATACCACCCGCCGCTCAGATCGAAGCTCTCATCGAGCCCCGCATTTACGGCGGCAAAAGCATCGGCCACCCCCAGAAGGGCGGCGTAAGCCTCCCTGCCACTCTCCGTCATGAGGTCCTGCGACAGGATCAGATCTCGGAACCCCTTGAGCGTGTCGGGGATGGCAAAGCCCAGATCGTCGAAGACACCGGCCACCCGATCGGAGACCATCTGGAACCGCTCAGCCTCGCTGAAATACGTCGCCACAAAGGAGCTGACGCCCGAGGCCAGCGCCGAAGTGCCACCCACCAGATCGGCAACATTCGCCGCCGCCTTTGCCATTTCGGCAAAGGTGCCGAGGAAGGATTGCCCGCTGGGCTCCAAGATGTTCTTGACCTGCGCGAAGGTCGCGGCCAGTTCGAGACCGACTCCGCCAATCGCTTCGGAGATCGCATCACCATACGCGGCGAAGGCCTTGGACAGTGCTTCAGAAACCTCATCCTCGCTCATGCCTTTGGTGTTGATCTTGCCGAAGTCGTAATCGAACCCCTCGATAAAGCCATCTTCGATAGCCTCCCCCGCAGCCTTGTAGGTCGCGGCGACGGCATCTTGAACGGCTTCGATTTGTTCGTTGAAAATCGCGGACGTTTCCTCATCGAAGGCTTTGTGCTTCGTGCTGGTAGATTTTTTCAGCCCCCAAAAGCTCGACTTTTTCCACGTCTCATAGGTGCCACCGACCAGTTCACCACCCTCGAACGCAAAGTCAAACCCCGATGCGGTCAGCTTTTTTGAGCTGAACCCTTTGATTATACCGACGACCGCAGACACCAACCCGACAACCGGCATGATCTTAGACGCCGCCGCTCCAATTCCGCTGAACACAGATCCGATGGACCCCCAGGAAATATCCCCAAGCGCTCCGGTGAACCCACTCCACGCCGTCGAGAGACTTGCACCGATAGAAGCAAATCCTCCCCCCGTGAAGGCATCTTTTAGAATCTTGGAAAAGGATGTCGTCGCTCCCGACATATAGTCCGAGAACACCCCCTTAATGCCACCTACGAGATCCCCCTTGGCAAGCGAATTCGCCAAACCCTCGGCGATATTGTCAAAGGTCGTCTCTGCAATCTTGGCCAAAGTTTCGGCCAGCGTCTCGGCAACCGGGAGCGCCTTTTCGAGCCCTTTCGCAATCTTGCCGCCAGCAGTCGCGCCCGCATCTCCGGCGTTGTCCAAAGCGTCTTCGACATCCTCGACCGCACCACTGACGACATCCGCCGCGCCACCGGCCTCGTCCTCGGCATCTTCGGCAACTTCCGTCACCTTCGCATTCAGGCGGTCCAATGTGACGAGCGGTGCCTTTGCCGCCGCGATCATCGCATCCGCCGCCAGATCGGCATTGGCCGCGAGCGTCTTGGCATTCTGCGCGGCATTCTCAAGCCCGGAGGCCCAAGTCGCCGTCGCCATGGCATCGAGCCGCAACGCCGACCCGGCCTTTTCCGCGATGGCGTTGAACGTGGGCGCAATCGTCCCGACGAACCCAGCCCACTTGTCGGCAAGGTAAGAGACACCAGCAGCCCAGACCGCCTTGATCTTGCCAACAATCGCCTCGAACCGGGACCCGAACCCACCGGCCAGCATGGCAATTCGCCCCCAGACCTCGGCAGAGAGATCACTCAGGAAGACCATGGTGTCGCCGAAACCGCCGAGCTTCTGGATCACCTCGGCCACTTTCTTGCCCAGCGTCACCATCAAGGTCACGGGCAACCATACGCTGTACTTGAGCGCATCGAAAATGCCCTGCAAAACAGGCCAGCGCGCGGTGAGCGTATCCCAGTTTGCAACCAGATAGGCCGCGCCAGCAGCCAGAGCCGCCACCCCGGCGACCGCCGCCCCAACCGGCGAAATCAATGCGCCGACTGCGGCCACCGTGGCCCCGAACGCCACTGCAACCGGCCCCAGAGCCGCCGCAAGAGACCCGCCCAGAACGATAAGCCTTTGGGTCTCGGGAGATAGGTTTTGAAACCGGACGGCCAGATCCTCGACATAGGTCGCCACCTCGGCCACCACGGGAAGGATGATCGAACCGACCTTTTCCATTGCATCGCCAATCGCCATGCTGGCCGCCTGAATTTGGCCAGCCGGAAGATTGCGCAGGGCCTCCGCCTGCCCCGCATATTGCTTGTTCAGCTCATCGAGAATGAGGCTTTGCGCCCCGGCGACATCCCCAGCCTCGGCCATAGCCTTGATCTGGTTCTTTTGCTGTTCGGTGAAGGATACACCCACACGGGTCAGGGCCGTGATACCTTTCACCGGATCGTTCAGCGCCTTGCCAAGCATCACGGTTGAAGACTGCAAATCCTGACCAAGACGCGCGGACAGATCGAGCGCAGACTGTTGCGCCCGCGCGAAGACCTCGCCCGTCACATTACCAAAAGTCAGAAGGTTTGCCGTGACCTTCTGCAAAATCTCCTCATCGCCGTAAAGAGATTCATTTTGCAATTCGGACGCCATGGCTTGCAGGCGTTCGGAGGTGTAACCCGCGACATTGCCCATCGAGAACAGGGCCGTTTCCATGGCAGCGACGGCACTTTCCTGCACCTCCGCCGCATTCATGGATTTTTTCGCGAAGGCCACAAGCGGCAGAGTTGCCCCAACTGACAGCTTGGCCCCCACAATGCTCATCCGAGAGGCAATCGCCCCCATGCGCTTCTGGATACGCTGAACCGAAGAAATGGCCTGATCAGCGCCCTTCGTGAATTCCGCGCTATTCATGCCGAGGTCAACGCGAAGCGCCCCGATCAGACCTTTAAACATGCCCTGCCCCTTGTGCTTTCTTCACGCTTTGCAGCGTCCTGAAATAGGCGTCGATTTGCGCCTCGCTTGAGAAACGCGAACGGGCGCGACCCTCGATGAAGTCACGCCCGCACGGGAGTTGTTTCGGATTGTTGACGGCGACCCCGACCAGAGAGGCAAGCGCGTGAATGTCCGCGCGCCGCATTCTGGCCTTGCGCTCTACCCCCTTCACATAGGCGGAGAGCCCCAAAGCGATCTCGGCGGGGGTCAGGCGCCAGAACAACGCCCACGGCTGCCCCGCCTCGACCCAGAGCGTCAGGAGGCGCTGACGGGCGTCTCTTGCGCTTTCTCCGCGTCTTTCGGAGCCGCCTTCGCCTTTCCCTTGGACTCGTCACCTCCCTGCCCGAAAGCCAGTGCCAGAGCCTCAGACAGGGCCAGCATGACGCTTTCATACCCGGCCTCATCGACGATTTCCCCCGCACGCTTCATGGAGACGCCCTTGCCCGCCTCATCGCCGCCCTTGAGCGCAGCCCAAAGCAGCGCGCGCATGGTGCGGATCGACAGCTTGACGGGTTTCGCGCGCCCCGCTGCATCCCGGTTCGACGCGTTTGCGAAAAAGTCGCTGACCGAGCTGAAATCACAGCTCATCTCATCTTCGTATTCGACCTGCGCATTCGTGGTGAAGGCAAGCGCCAGGGTTTCGCCGCCGACCTTGAGCCGGGCGATTTTTTTCGTGTCAGTCATGGTGTTAAGCCTCTTGTGTCAGATCACGCGGCAGGCGTGAATTCGGGCAGACCGGAGACCGCCCCCTTGATCGTGAATTCGATATCGACATCGACCTCGCTCGGCGCGGGCGGCGTGACCATCGGGAAGGACTCGAAAGCCCATTTTTTCCCGGTGGCGAACTCGATCTCATAGAATGTCGAAGCCCCCGACAGCGTGCGGGCCTGATCCGCCATTGCCTCGTCGATGTCACCTTCATCGTCATAGACCACGATTTCGAATTCACCGGGATCAGCCCAACCGGGGCGCTTGCGCACAACCCGATCCGGGGAGTCCAGCGATTTGCGCGTCTTCATGTCAATCGACAGCTCGGGGATCTTCACCCCCTTCACGCCCCGGATTTCCGTGAACGTGAGACCGTCCGGCGAACGCCGCACGACGCCCCCGAAAAATTCCTTGTCACCAGCCATTTTGGCCCCCTTTTCAGTTTAAAGATCACTTTCCCGCACGCGCAGCCTTGCGACGGGCACGCGCGACGGATTTCTCGACTTCCCCAGCCATTTCATCTTGGATCAAATCGAACATGGGTTTCGCTGTCTCATCGAATGCAGGCCGCGCATGAGGCTGCGCAGGGTGGCGCGAATTGCCGAATTCCTGTTGCTGTCCCGCCGGATCATTCGTGCCCGCATACATGAAGACATCATCGCGCCCCTCTTTGCGAACCTTTGCCGCCTGACGTTTGCTCAGGCGCGAGGACACCCCGTAAGAGCCAGACAGGTGCCGAGATCCGCGCCCCTTCGGCGCGAGCGCATTGGCGCGCTCCGCGAACTTCTGCCCTGCCCGCTTGAGAATTTTGCGAGCAATGGACTTGCGCGTGGAAAGCTTCAGCTCGCGCAAAGCCTCTTCCAGTTCACGCCCACCATGGAATTCCATTTTCATGTGACGCCCCTCCATCGAAACGAAAAATCACCGGAACAGCCTGCAAGACGGGTTCCGTCTTCGGACCGATCCGACAGGCTGCGCACCCCCTCAAGGCGGACCATCGAGACCTCGACACCAGATAACGCCCCCGCAAAGCCCGATAGCCTCGCCTCGACAGCGGCCCAGACCGCATGTGCGGAAGTGCCGCTCTCGGCCCAGACATCGACCTGCACCCGCACCCGGCGCCAACGGCGCGGGCCATCAAGGCTGTAGTCGCGCCCCCCTCCCACGAGTTGCAGGTTCACATAGGGCCGCGCGGTTTGCTCCGGTGGTTGCACACGCCAGTTGATCCGCGCCCCGACAAGCGCGCTGATCTCAGACGCAGCCAGAAGATGCGCTAAAACCGCTTCCATCATGCCGCCACCTCCCGCACCGCAATCAGGTTGAGAAACCGTCGCCGTGCCTCAGGTCGCGCAGATTGCGATACATAGCGATAGGATACCCCGTCGAGGTCGACCCGATCCGTCGCGCGCAAATCGCGCAGCGCAGCCGCATCCCCCACGACCAGTTCGACGGCCTCGACCGTGCCGGAGAGGCCCAAGGCATCGAACCTTTCCCGCGACACGCTTGCCGCCGCACACCAGCCCTTGGCGATTTCCTGAGCCTCGGTCACCGGCTCATTCATCCCATCCCGCCCAGTTTCGACCTCGCGAAAGACAGCAAATTTGCAATCAAAACGCATCACACCGCCCTCCAAATGCAGGGCCGTTTGTACCGCGCCTGTCGGATCAGCGCCCTCGCCCCGAAACTCATCTGAGCCTCTGAGAACTCCTCAACGGAAATTCCCGCCTCGAACCAGCTTTTCGCGATCAGAATCACCGCCTGTTTCAGGGCTTTTTCACGCGCACCCACATCCGCCCCGACCGTGGCCTCAACCGCTATGGCGTCTTCCCCAGAACTGAGAAATCCCGCCGGCATGACAAGTTGCGGCTCATCATGCCCAAACTCGACATGCACCGCGCCCGGATCGAGATTCCCCCAGACACCAGCGACCAAGCCTTGAATCTTTGTCAGCGCCGCGACCGGCGCGACCGGAAACCACCAGCGCGTGCACCCGGACTGGATAGGCACCTCGAAGCGCACGGAGCGCACCCCGATCGGTCGACCGCTGGCCGTCTCGACCACCTCTTGCGCCGCCATGAGATAGGCGGCGAGAGACAGATCGTCGTCTTGATCCCCGCCCGAGAAATGTGTCGCCCGCTTAAACTCGCTGACCGACACAGCCTCCGGCACTCCGCCGCCAATCACCCGCATGACATTGCCCTTTTACTTGGTTGCCCCTTGCTTCGGCGGCGTGCCGGTCGCTTTCGCCGCCTCGGTCTTCGCCTCGTCCGTCGTGACGACGGTTTCCGTGTCCGCTTTGGCATCCTGAGAGACACCGGCAGCCTCAGCCTTCAAAGCGGCCAACTGAGCCAGTGCCGTGCCGCGCCCCTGCTCCGCAACTTCTGCGGCTTTCACGGCCTTGGCCTCAGCGTTCCGGGCCGCTGCGATCTCACTTTCAGCAACGCGAAGCCGCTCCTTGAGATCCGCCACCTCATCCAGAGGCGCGCCAGCCACAGAGGCGGCACGCGCCTCGCTCACCTCCTCATTGGTGAGGCGCCGCAGAAAGCCGCCCTTTTCCAGTTCTTTGACCTTTTCTTCGGAGAACGCCGCACGATCCCCCGCGACGAAAGAACCCCGCACTTTTTTGAACTCGACAGCAACCTTTGCCATATCCCGTATCCTTTTGAATGAAAGAGGCGCGCAGATCAGATCACCGCGCGCCGATCAGGCTCAGACCAGCGTCCAGCCCTGAGCATTGAAGCCCGCAAAGGCCTCCTCATGATCCGGCGCGAAGTCGTTTGCCGTGACCGCAAGGAGCAAGGTCTTGCCCTGCTGGAACGCGGATTGCATGGTGCCATTGGTGTCGCGGTAAGCCGCTTCGCGCGATTGCGCGATCTGGATGCGGTCTTCTTCGCCGATCATCAGTTCGGCCCAGTCGCCGAAGGTGATCTCGGTTTCATCGCCCCCGACGCCAAGGTCTTTCGGGATCTGAGAGGTGGTATAGATCGGATAGCCCTTCAACATGCCCTTTTCGTCGATCTCAGGGTAATAGGGCTTGCCGTAGGCGTCTTTGAGCGATGCCAAGAAATTCTTGGCACTGGCGCGCATCACCCAGCCGGGCTTGAACATCGGAACGTCGGCGTCCTCCACCTTGTCCACCAAGGAGCGCAACGCGATGTCGATCAGAGCCACCGAGGACGCATCGACCGTGGCCAGCCAGTTCGCCCCCGGAATCCAGTGCCGCACACCTTTCGGCAAAAGCCCGGTGCCGTCATAGCGCAGACCGGCGATGTCGCGTTTGAGCGCCATGGCCGACAGCATGTCGTCGAGCACCATCATGGCGACTGCAATGTCGGACCGTTCAAGAAGACGGTTCGACACCGGCACCAGCGCCTTGAGATCTTTGAGCGTTTCAGAAACGGGCTCATAGGTCGGGTTGCTCTCGGCAGCCTCACCGATCTCATCGGCATAGGCGGCGCTGGCACGGCCCGTCTGTTTGGCGTTGCGCATTTCGCCAGCGGAAACCGGGATCGAGCGCGCACCGCATTTGTCGAGCACGGTCTTGGCGCGCAGCATCGGGATCACCTTGGACACCTGTGCGCGCGGGATCAGCACCCCGCCGGAGTTTTCATCCGCACCGATCAGCGTGGCGGCAACCGCGCCGTATCCGGTCTTTTCGAGGCGCGTCACGGCCTTGTCCTTGTCGCCACCAGAGGCCGCCAGCGCATGCACCATGAGCGCCACTTCCGCGCCCTTGTGTTCCGGGTTGATCGGCTGTGCCGGAACACCGGCCCCTGCGCCGATTTCATCGCCCGCACCGGCGGCTGCCGCTTGCGCGGCCTCGGTCGCCTCAGCCCGTGCAACCGCCTTTTGCGCCTTCGCAAACGTGACCTCGGCGGAATCGAACGTGGCCTGAGCCGTGGCAATCGCCTCCTCGTCCGGCGTGTCCGCCTCTTCGAGCGCGGCGATCTGATCCGCGCATTCTTTCATTTTGTCTGCAGCCGCTTTGCGGTCACGGCGCAGATCGTCGATGTTTTTCGGCATCGAAAGTCCCCTTTGTCAGTGAAATCACGCCGCCGGAGCGGCAACAAAAAACCCCGCCGAATGGCAGGGCAGACAGACCGCGCGTCAGGCCGTGGTCACATGTGCGACGCGGCAAGTGCTGCGCTGGCACGCGCCAGACTGGCGCGCGATCTCGATTTCGGCTTCGTAACCCCTTCGCCGATCAGCCGAGCATAGAATTCGGCACGGATCTCCATGCGATCCGCCAGACCTCGGGCCATTGCCTCCGCCGGGCCGAACACCGCGCCACCGTCGCGCGGGTCGTCGGTGACGGAGAGCCGCGCCGTCAACTCATCGCGTGACACCCCGCGTGCCGCCGCGACCGCATCGTGGAACTCCGCCTCCGTCGCATCGAGATCACGCAGGATCTCGGCGCGGCCCTCTTCGGTCGATGGGTCCGGCCATTTTGCGCGAGCATGCGTCGAGGTGAACTCAAAGAGCTGGACCCCGGACCCGCCCGGCTGCACATAGGCATAGCTCGACACGCCAACCCCGATGGACCCGACCACGGCCCCTGCCGTCATGGAAATCTCACCGGCCTGTGCGGCAAGCCAATAAGCCGCCGAGGCTGCCACAGTATCGACCAGAGCATGAACAGGCTTGGCCTGTGCAAGGCGCGTCAACGCATTCGCAGCCCCCTTGAGGCCGAGGACCATTCCGCCGCCGCTGTTCGCATCGAGGATCACGGTCTGTACGCTGTCGTCAGCGGCAAGCGTGTCGCAGGTTTCTTCAAGGCCGCGATAGGTGGTCCAGCCGAAATACTTTTCGAGGATCGCGGAATTTGCCGTCAACACGCCCCGGATCGGAACAACGGCAACTCCGCGCTCAACGCGGAAGCGCTCCGGTGCAGCCATCATTTTCGCCCCGCCACCGTCTGCCTCAAGCATGGCCTCGGGCCATACCTGAGCGAGGTGATCCAGAGACAAGGCGCGATCCAGCGCCATCATCCCGCCCCGCGCGATCACCTGTTCAACCGTCCGCGTCATGTGTCACTTTCCTTTTCGCTGTCATCCTTGCGCGTCATGTTCGACGGCGGATAGGGGCTTTGCCCTTCTGGCAGGTCCTTCATGCCTTCGATCTCGCGCGCCTCTTGCCAGAGCATGAACGGTCCCCCGACCGCCTTGGTCAGCGCCTCGAACCGCTCTTTGGTGGTGGCCGCAAGCAAGGCGTCATAGTTGTGACGCAGGAACAGACCGCGCCGCCGCTCACCTTCGCTCAAAAGCCCAAGCGTCAGGCCGTTTTCCACGAACCCGCCCCAGTGGGTCAGACAGTCCGCCTTGTAGTCGATGGCCTGTTGCTCGCCGTTCGCTTTGACCCCGTGTTCAAGCATCTGAAGCTTGGACGGCGGGACGCGATAGAGCGCGATAATTTGCTCGCGATCAAACTTGCGACTTTCCAAAAGCTGCAAGTCCGCAGCCGAAGCCCCGAGCGTTTTGAAATCATCCTCGGAGCCGACAATCAGGACACCGCTGTCGCGATCCCGCCGCATGTGATCCTTCAGGCGAGAGCGTTGCCGCTCCCAAGTCTCGTCATCCGCATCAAAGGCAGAGATTTTGGCGATCTGCTTAAAACTCTCGCCGCTGGCCTGACGCGCCGCCGCTTCCTGCCCGGCGAGCGCGATCCCGAGACTTTCGGCAGCCACCTCAATCGGAGAGCGCGATGTCCAGCCATCCTCCGCCATGTAGCGCAGATGGACCATGACACGGCCCGCAACCCGGCGGCGTATCCCGGCGCCATCCTCGAACTCATAGAACCGCGCCCGGCCATCCCGCAGCACCATCATCTGATCGGGACGAATGGACTCGATCAGCTCAAGCTCTCCACCGGCGTCGCGGGGCGCATAGGCAAAGCCGCGCCCCCGAAGACAAAAGGAATAGCTCAACCCGAACCGTGCGACCTTCGCCGGGACACCAGCCGAACTTTCCGTGTTCAAAAGGTACTCCGCCGGGTGATCCCGCAACCGACGTTCGCGGCCATCCGCCCCCCGTTCGAAGACCTGCAAAGGAAGCTTTGCCAGATCGCCCGCGATCACCGAACATGCGGCGGTGACCGTCGCGTGTTTTTGCGCCAGTTCCGGCGAGACACGCGGCAAGGTGGACACGTTGCTCCGTGAGAACCCAACAAACCCCAGCCCCTCGAAGACAGACGCCGACGCAGGATTCGACACCGAGACCGAGGCCTGCACAGGCTCACGCATGCGCGGCACAGCCGGAACCGAGCTGGCCCGCTCCACTACATGACGCGCCCGGTGTTTGGAGCGGGACAGAAAATTCATATCGAGTCAAACTCCCTCGTTTTGCGTTTGCGATGCCCGGCCTCGGCCCGACCGATTGCCATGATGGCCGCGACCGCCGCGTCGATGCGGCCAGTCGAGCGCTTCTTGTTCGGCTTGATATTCTCCGCCGCGTCTTCGTCGCGGTGAACATTGCCCACTTGCCAGGACAAAACCGGATTGCCGCCATGGCGCAGCCGGTTTTGAGCCACCAATTCCTCGACACGCTTCATCGGGTTCGACATCGAGGCAAAGCCTTGCCGGTGCTCGACCAGAGGAAACCCCTTCTTGTCGAGCCGGTCGGCTAGGTACTTCATGCCCCAAGGGTCATAGGCCACTTCCTGCACATCGAACTTGGCTTTGATCCAATCGAGACGCGCCTCGATCAGCTCTTCGTCGATGGAGCCGCCATGATGCACTTCGAGCCAGCCCTGATCGCGCCAGCCGACATATTCGCGCTTTTCCTTTTGCGCGCGGGCGACAAACCCATCCTGACCCGCAGGCAAGAAGGTGTAGCAGATCAGATAGATCAGCCCATCGACCGGCACGGCCACGACAATCGCCGTCGTGTCGATCTTGTTCGACAGGTCGACACCGACCCACGCCTCGCGTCCGAAAAGCTGCGCGTCATCGAACGCCTTGTCTGCATCGCCCTTGTTCCAAACTTCACTGGCGATCCACGTCTGTGCCCCCTCGGTCCACATATTGAGATGAAAGCGCCGAAAGTTCGGCATTTCCGCCTGAATGATCTGGGCCCGCTTGCCCGCTGCCTCCATCGCTTCCAGCGGCTTGGAAACGCCAAGGTTCGGGTTGCCCATTTTCCAATAACGCGGGTCCATCGGATCGCAGTTCTTCGGCGGCTCAGCGACATAGCCAAAAAAGCGATCATCTTCGACCTGCCCCGTCAGCACGCTTTCCGCATAGCCCCGCAGCTCACCGCACAACGACTGCCGGTCATGCCCCGCCGTGGTGATCACCCAATCAATCGGCTGAGCCCGCGCGATCATGGATTGCACAATCGTTTCTGCGAGCTCGCGATCCGTCCAGCGGTGCATTTCATCGCGCGCCACGAATGACGGGTTGATCCCGTCCGCGCTGTTCCCGTCTCGCGACAGGCATGTAATCAGCCCATCAACCTCGGGCGTTTCGATCACAGAGACACCCGGAACCATCAGCCCGCGCAATACCCGGTTGCGCTTGATGATCCGTTTGACCTCTTTGAACAGAATGCCCGCCTGATCGCGCGTTGTCGCCGCGATATAGGCTTGCGGAGCCGCTTCCCCGTCGAGAATTTGCGAGTAGAGCAAAGGCACCGACGTGTCCGTTGTCTTGCCGTTCTTCTTGCCCACTTGGTGATAGGTCGAGCGGAACCGGCGCAACCCTGTCGCCTCGTATTTCCAGCCAAACACCGAACCGTGTCGGAAAACCTGCCACGGCTCCAGCTTGAGCGGTTGTCCCGCCTTCGGCCCGACCGTGTGTTGCAACACATTGGCAAAGTTGGCGATTGCGCTCGCCGCTGCGCAATCGAAAATCAGGCCGCGCTCATGAGCGGTTTCAAGGTCGCGCAAATGCCGTTCGCATTGAAGCCGGACCAGCTCCCCTGCGATTTCTTTCCCTTCGAGAACTGAAACGGCATATTGCGTGACCGGGTGGTCAAGCGGATTCACCGCGCACCGCCCGTGCCAGCTCATCGAGCAAGCTTCCTTGCCCGCCGTCAGAGAGCCGCTGTTCGTCCACTGGCGACATACCGAACAGGGCGCCGATCTGACGCAGATTTGCGATGGCTTCTTGCCGCTGCCCCCATGCGGCGGCTTTCTTTTCCTGCTCCCCGTTTCGGGTCTGCGAGGTGTAGTTATAGCGCCCGTCGACAAGCTGGATCGTGAACCGCATGAGATCCGCAGCCGCCTCGCAATAGGCGCCGAACAGATCGTGATACTGCGGCTTGAGCCGGTCCAGCTTGACCATCTCCGGCGCGAGCCGTTTCCAGACGTCTTTACCCTCATCGGACAAGAAGGCCAGCGGTTCCGGCACAGGCTTCGACGCATCGCCCTTCATGGGGATGACATTGTTCGGCTTAGGCTTCGGCCCTTTCATTCCAATCCCCTCTCTCCTAACCCTCCTGATAAGTGGGCTTTTTTCCTCAATTACAGAACCGCAAAAAGAATTGTCCCCTCTCCGGTAAGGCGTTTCCACCCCGGATTTTCAGGATACCCCCCCTTATTCAGATCCGTGAAACACCTCGCGCGCCGTCTTGCGACTATGGCACCGCTTGCACAAACCTTGCAGATTGTCCCAATCGAGGAACTTCCCGAGATCGCCCATGTGGCGCTCGATGTGATCGACCTCCGTCGCAGGAACAACCACCCCAAGCTCCCCGCAATCCGAACACAGAGGGTGACGGGCAAGGTACGCTCTGCGCAACTGTTGCCAGCGCGGATCACTGTAAAGCTTGTGCCACTTCACCGCCTGATCGCTGCGCCTCACCCGCGCTTTGCTCTCGGCAATATTGCGCGCTTGTTTCTCCGCATGACAGGCACAGCGATTTCCGCCCGGCTCGGCAAGATCATCGCACCCAGCCACGACACAGATCAAACGCCGCGCCATCAGACTACGAAAGCATGAATGCCTGAGGCCGTGGTCCCTGTCGCCATCACCTGTTTGACACCGACCGGCAAGATCGAAAGATCGCCAACCTTAACTGTCCGCGCCCGCCCCAACGCCGACACGAAGGACAGATCGCCACCCGTCTCGATGTAAAGCGCGACCGCGACACTTTCGAACTCGACTGCATCGCTGGAGACCACCGGCACAAGATCAAAGGCCGGACCTGACGCACCAAGAAAACGCCCCGCGAATGGATTGCTCATGTACTTTCCCCCACATGCCGAACCTCTCAGCCTCAGCAAAGGCTGGACAAAGAAAAACGCCCAACCGTTTCCGGCGGGCGTTATTCTGGATGATGACGTTAGTCATACAGCCACGCGACACGGCCTGTCATCCCCTCCTTCGAAGTTTTTTTACAAGACCGCGCGCATCCGGTCCAGAGCCGCCCCAAGCGCCCCCCTGAGACCGCCAATATGACCGCCACGGTTCGACAGACCATGTGCTCGCAAAACCGCGCTCAAACTTTGCTGCCCGACACAAACCCGCTCGACCAGATCGCCCGCCAAGATGCGGCGCAGCTTTGCCCCGACACGAACCTCCAAAGCCACAACCTCGTGCCCTGCCCGATCATAAGCCGCCGCACGCCTCAGTGCCGCGATCTCACAGCCCTCGGCCAGGAACGCATCCATGAACTCTCCCGCCCCGCCGCCCCCCATGGCCTCAAGAGAACTACACTTCGTCGCCCCCTTCGCGTGACGCTCGACAAGCGCACCATATCTGCGCCCCACCTCGATCTGAGCTTCGGAGAACAGCTTGCGCTTAGCCCTCACCTCCATGAGATCGAACACATCGCACACCCGAGCAACCTTCCGCCCCTCGTGGCTCATCGCCACACGCTCCGCCTCTTTGGCCCCACCCTCCACAACCCGCGTGACCGTCGGCACTACCAGCCGGATCGGCCCACGCGCCGGAGCCTCAACCACCTCGGGACCGCAAACACTCGGAACTGCCCCCATCCGCCGAACCATGCGCAAAGCCTCGTCGGCGCAATCTGCCCGTGCGACCCGCTCTTTCTCCCCAATGAAAACCACCCGCATCATGCCGCATCCCTTCCCGCTTCGCGTCTTTCAATTCCCTCGCGGATCAGCGCTTCGGCCTCCGCGCTCATCCGCATGTAACCGTCGAGCCACCCCTGTTCGGCCCGTGTCACAACACCACGCTTGATCCGGTCTTCGATCACACGCTTTCGGTCCCGATCCTGCTGCGCCTTATCGCGCAACCGCTGAACCTCGTATTTCGAAGGAGGTGGCCCGAGCTTGCGCGCCGCAGCATAAAGCTGGAGCGCATACCCACCCGTCAGCGCAGCCTCCCCGGCCCGAGACCGCATGAGGCTCATCAGGAAATCATTGTCACGCGGCGGCGGCGGCTCCATCGACCAGGCACAGCGCAAGACGATATTGAGGTCCGGCCAGACGTTCTTTTCCCCGCCCATGCGGATCAGATACATCGCCAACCCCTTGAGACCGTCTTCGGTCATGTAGCTCAATCGGTTCGCCAGCTTCTCCATCGTGGCCTCATGGTCCGCCACACTCACCCCGCGCTTGCGCCCCATTCCGCCCTCTTCGAGAGACCCGATCAAAACCCGCTTCACACGGGCGCGACCGCTTTCCACCTTCTGCACTTCCCCGTCCATTTCAGCCCCCTTTCTCAGCAAACTTCCAACTTATCCACAGATCGCAACGGCGACCTCTCTCCGCGCCCTAAGGAAAGGTTTTTTGTTATGTTTTTTAATGTGTTGTCCTATAGGGCAATTTCAGTAATCGACCTGAAATCTACTGAAATATTTCAGAAACATTTCAGTAGATTTCAGATGTATTTCAGGACCTCATCAGGCACTTCCATTTTGCGGAAAAGGCCGGACCTGTCCGCTCCACCCGAGCACTTCATGCAACGCGGCACGGATATTGTCCGGTGTCATAAAGAGGTCGGAATGCTCGAAATACTCGACAAGCTGCATGATCGCCTGAGGGTTGGCGATGACATTTTCATAGCCTTTCATCTCTTCCAGCTTCGCTTTGAGCCGCGACTTTTTGACCGCAACACGAGCGGCCTCACGCGCACCATCGCGGCCCTTCTTGCGCTTATACATTTCCGCGACGACCCCCTGCATGAAGCCAGGGTGGCCGAGCCGGGTGATCATCTTTCCCGCCACTTCGTCCTCGACCTCGACCGGCACCCAGCCCGCCATCACATTTTCCCTGACGGACACCCACTCATCGACACTGGAAAAGCGCGCGAGCCCTGCCAGCTCCATATTACAGTCCGGCAACGTCCCTCCGGGGTCTTGGCTCATCGCCTCTGTCCAGAGGATCAGAGCCGTGCCAATATCTTCCCTTCGCCCCTTCAACAACGAAACGGACAAGAAGCGAGAACCAAGAAACCTGTGACCATAGAACGGGAACCAGTCGTGGTTCGACAAAGTTTCACCCCGCTTGAGCGGCCACACAATGTAGTCGCGACCCTCACACAATCCGATCTCTGTCACTTTTCGCCCCTCCCTCGACGATCTTCCAGCCACGCTGATTGCAGCCGCCACAAGTAGCGGCGCGCCACCTTCGTGCGCTCCCGGATCGCCTCATCTTTTGATTTGTTCCCGAGCCGGTGGACCAAAAGCGGCAATGACGCCTTGTGGCCCCAAGCCCGCGCCTCTGCCGTGTCGGCATTTCGACAGGCCGCACAGCAATAAATCTGCCACCCGCGTGACGAGACGAACCGCCGCCCGCATTCGGGCCGGAAACACACCCCCGGCTCAATCAGCGGGGCGGCTTCGAGTTGCGCAAAAGCGAACTCCTTAAACGGCTCAAAATGCGCTGCCACCGCATTTGCGGAACGGGTCTCGCTCATAGCAACACCTCTTGACGCGGGTCCGGCCCGTCTTTGTAGAGCCGCTTGCGCAGCCAGCCGCCGCCGTCTGGCGCAGGCCTGTTTTCATCCCAGATGAACCACGAATTGCGCTGCGGTGGCGCGCCGCCACCCCGAAAATCAATTTTCCAGCAACAGAGATATTCCACGCTGGGCGGGTGCTCTTCCAAAAGCGCGTCCATGCCGTTGATCCGCGCGGCGGGCCAATCTGCATTGAGCAGCAGACCGACATAGCCAAGGCCAAGATCAAAAGAATGACGCAGCCACCAACCGTGACCGTCACGTGCATTGATCAGATTGTACGGCGGATTCGTGAACGCCACGCGCGACCTGGGCACGGCGTAGTCGAGAAAGCTGCGCAGTTCCAAATCACCGCCCCAGCCTCGATCCACGACATCACTGCCCAAAACCTCGAACCCATGCGCAGAAAGCACCTTCGCGCAGTGACCGGCACCCACGGCATTTTCCCAAACCACATTGCCATGAGCGCGGATGAATTCGGCCTCTTCGCGCAAAACGGCCTCTATCGCACTTGGCGGTGTCGGGTCAAAATCCAGAGGATCGCGCCCACCATCCGCACGGCGATGTTCCCGATCGCACCCGGCAATCATCATCTGCGCCGAGTGAGCCTTCATGCTCTGACCCGAAATGGCACGGAAAAGCGGTTTGACGGAGGCTGCACTCATCCCCAAACCTCCACCTCGAACGGCAACCCCATCTCGCGCAGGGTCTCGATCTGCATCAGAACCACCGTGGGTTCGATCCCGATGAACCCGCAGACCGCATCGAAATCCTGCGATCCGATCCACGAAACTGCCTCGACCCGCTGCGCAACCGAGATCTTGCCCACCCCATGACCGAGCGCCGTATTGACCCCCTCGACCAACACCGCCAGCCACATCATCCGAAGCCGGTCCGGGTCCGTCACCTCAGGACCGATCATCTCCGCAGGAAGCGCACTCACTGGCCCACCTCCACCCGCTCACAAGCCGACAGGACCTCGCGCCCCCGCTCCGTCATCGCGACAAAAACCCCGGCACCCGATCCATGACTGCGCGTGACAAGCCCCCGACTCTGCATATCTGTCGTGCACCACATCACCGACCGGACCGACACATCGCCAAGCGCCTTGGCGATCTCACCGACCGTCAGACCGCCAACACAGCCCCCGAGGAGCGCCAGAACCCGCGCCGCAATGCTCGAATGGCGCACACCGACACGCGAGCCACCATTGGACGGCGGCACCCGCCCACGATGACCATCCGCCACCGCAGCCGACACCATACGCGCCGCGATTTCTCCCTCGTGGATCGAGGCCACGCGCACCCACGCCCGCGCCACCTCTGCGGAACGCCCCGGCCCCGTCGAAAAAGGCCGCGAGACGACGGCGGACACCACATCAAACCCCATAGGCCACCCCCTTGTGAAAAAGAGGCGCGGCGGCATACCGGCTTTCGAGAGCCGCCGCGCCCAGATGGACGGCAGGGCACACCCCCGCCCCACAGCCCATGCGGAGCGCGCACAGGCAGGCACGCTCGACGCATTCCGAAATCCGACGTGCGCCCCTTTGGGAGGAGGAAATGGAGCGCACGCCCCTGCCCGCCGCACAAGGTGAGGAAGCGACGGGCAGCCCCGCGCGCCACGCTCGACAGGGCACCCGCCCCACGCTACGCTGCGCCCGGATTTGAGAGAGGAAATTGATATGGCCCTCGACGCCACAAACATCGACTTTTTTACTTTTGACTTCGAGACCGCGAACGAACACCACAGCTCGATTTGCCAGATCGGAATTTCTATCGTCGAAGGTGGCCGCGTCAGCGCAACGCATGCAATCGACGTGAACCCCGGTTGCCGCTTTTCTTCCATGAACATCAGCGTCCACGGGATCACCCCCGAACGTGTGGTCGACTGCCCCTCCTTCATTGAGGCAATCAGCCCATTTGAGGAGCTGTTTCGTTCGACCATCGCCATCAGCCACAGCGCATTCGACAAAAAGGCAATCAACGACGCCTATGCACTTCTGAACGCCCAAAGCCCACTCGACCTCTGGCTCGACAGCATGACCATTGTGCGCCGCACCTGGCCCGAGCACTTCGCGAAACGCGGCTATGGTCTCTCCAACCTCAGCAAGCACTTCGGTATTCCATTCAACCATCACGACGCTGGTGAAGATGCGCGCATCACAGCCGAAGTCCTGCTCCGCGCCTTTGCGCACTCGGGCAGGTCGCCCCGCGATTGGCTCGACTACAAACCGCCCCACAAGAATTACAACATCACCGCTTCGGGCAATGAAGCGGGCGCGTTGTTCGGGCAAGTCGGCGTGTTCACCGGAGCCCTGACAATTTCCCGAAGCGATGCCGCTGCGCTCGCCGCAAAAGTCGGAATTGAGGTCGCCTCTGGTGTCACAAAGAAAACCACGCTCCTGATCGTCGGAGATCAGGACCTTGCAGTCCTGGCTGGACATGAAAAAAGCTCGAAACACCGCAAAGCAGAAGATCTGATTGCCAAAGGGCAAGCCATTCGAATTCTGGGAGAAAGCGAGTTCTTGAGTTTGGTAGCGGACGCCTAACATCATCCTCGCCTCTCCAAACTGTCCACCAGCCCGGCGCGCAGCCGGGCGGTGGCCTTCGACAGGCGGGACAGGCTTTCGATCATCTTGCGCAGCTCGTCGTCGGTGTAGCCCGTCGGGTCCGGCGAAGCGGGCGAATGCGCAGCCGCATAGTCCCGCAAAACCTCGGAAAACTCGGCTGTCAGATCGTGGATCGCCACCCCGTCAAGCCCGGTCAGATCGACCGGCTGAAAGAACCCGCCCGCCAAGGTCGAAAAATGCTGAGCCAGCGGCAAAGCCGCCGCCCGATGCATGCGCCCGAGGCGGTCGAGGTAATTCACCCCCAAGCCTCCGGGCCGTGCCTCGTCTACCGACGTGCCATAGGACAGCGTGGACACCGAAACGCCCAAATCGACGGACGCGTTTTCTAACCCGCCGACCGATGAAAATGCCGCCCGCACCGCGCTTTGAATGGACCCTGCCCGTACGCCGCGCATGTCAAAAACACCCCGTCGAGTTCACATGACAAACGCCCGCGCATGTCGGAACATGGGGGCAGTCGGAAACAGACGTGAGGACCAAATTATGAAGAAAACCGCAGATCATGCGGCCCTCCGATCAGAGGCGGAAGCCATGTATTCCCGCAACTTTGCGGCGATCCGCACAGTGCAACTGCCACCGTCCTTCAGCCTTTGATACAAACGACTATTGCCGACCGCACGGCTTGTGACGGTTGCTGGAGCAACATTCATGCTCTCCGCAAACTTTTCGATTTCACAAATGAGGTCATCTTTAGCCATGCGCGATATAGGGACTATTATCCCCAATCAGTCAAGGGACTTTTGTCTCCTTATGAAGGGATCATGCGGGGATTATTATTCCCCTATGGAAAATACGTTCAGTTCGGCATTGGCTAATGCCCTTGAAAAAACAGGGACATCGCTTCGCAAAATTGCGGAGCAATCTGGCGTGTCCTATGAACAGCTCAAGAAAATCAAACAGGGCGCCAACAAATCGACCAATGTCGATGATGCCATGAAAGTTATTGAGGCTTTCGGAGTCTCTGCCGAAGAATTTATGAGCGGCAATATTGGGCGTTCATACTCTGTTGCCGTCGCAGGACGTGTCGGAGCCGGAGCCACAGTGCAGCTTGAAGACCCTTATCCCAAAGGCGACGGCCTCTACCACATAGCCTGTCCGCCGCAGATCGGGCCGCATGGCATTGTCGCCGTCGAGGTCGAGGGCAATTCCATGGAACCCGCTTACGAAGCCGGTGACATCCTGTTCTACAGCCGCGATGTAATCGGCGTTCCCTCTGAGGCCATCGGCAAACGCTGCGTTGTTGAAGACGCCGACGGAATGGTCTGGATCAAGCTGCTTCGCCGCCGCGACGGACAGCCCGAGGGCCTGTTCGACCTGATCTCATTTCACGCCGACACCCCACCCATGTATGACGTCGCCGTGAAATGGGCCGCACCAGTCAAAATGCATTTGAGTGCAGCACTAGCACACCGCACGACACCAAAACAAACAGAGAATTGAAATGATTAGGAATATTTCCACAGCAATTGCGTTATCACTCGCACTCCCCATGGCCGCGACCGCACAAGAAGAGTGCAAATCCATCACCAACGATGATGAACGCCTTGCCTGCTACGACCTTGCCTTTGGCGCCAAAAAAATTGAAACACCTGAGCCTTCCGACACTGGAAAATGGCACGTCAGCGTAGACACATCAGCACTCACAGACGAAACCAATGTATACCTCAGTCTGGAAAGCGACGATGAAATTCGCGGTCAATTCGGCTCCGCAGGACCGGCAACACTTATCCTGCGCTGCAAGGAAAACACCACATCCGCATTCTTCCGCCTCAACAATTTATTCTTGGCAAGCATTCAGGGCTACGGAAAAATTGAATACCGCTTAGACACTGAAAAAATGTCCCAGATCTCTGCAAAAGAAAGTACAGACAACAAAGCACTTGGACTCTGGTCCGGCGCTCAAGCCATCCCATTTGCCAAGAAACTTATCGGGCATGAAACTCTTATCATTCGGGCAACTCCGTACAATGAAAGCCCAATTACTGCGACCTTCGACATCCGGGGAGTTGACCAGGCAATTCTCAAACTGCGCGAAACCTGCCGCTGGTAAGCGCCCACCGACAACATCAGGAGACAGACCCCGCCCCCCGCGGGGTTTTCTTTTGATGATTCGAACACTCAAAATCCAAATGGGGACTATAGTACCTATTTTGTATTGACAGGGACAATTGTCCCCTTCATGTTGCCTCCCATCAACAGGAGGCACACAGATGCAATCTTCCCACCTTGCAACCACACCTGACGGGGCGCGACATGTCGCTCTGAACGGCCACCTCTTCACCGCTACCGTGCGCACGCTGGCATGGCGCACCCTCATGCGCAGCAAAGGCCAGACCATGAACTCGGGCCGCATGTTGGTCCAATCCATGGCCGTGATCGACGGAGGGCGTTCGGCATGAGCACCGCAATCGTCGCCCTCGGCTTTGTCGCCGCCCTCGGTCTGGCTTTGGCCTCCGCCTTCCTCGACGAGAGCAGAGGCAAGCCTCCGACCCTCCGTCAGGCCAAGCCCTTCACCAAACGGGGCCGCAAATGATCGGGATCGTTCACACCCTTGCCGCCATACGCCTCGACCACCGGCATCGCGCGATCCGGCGCATCAGCGAGGAACGCGGCCCCGAGGTCGGAAAATACATTCTGAACCGGATTTGCGCCCGGACGTGGGGCGACAGCCCGCACCTCTGGCGCGAACGCACCCGGCACCGTCGGACCCACGCCGCCAAGATGCGCCGCAAGTCCGAGGTCGATCCTCTCGCCGAGCTTTGGCTTGGCACCCATCCGAACGATTTTCACCGCCCCAACCACGGAGGCCACCTTGCTCTCTGACATCGAAAACCGCCGTGCGCGCTTTTATGATCGCGTGATCCTCCTCGACCCGAAAGATATGCGGGACGCCGTGGTGAATGAGGTGATCGAAAGCGGCGGCAGCTATACCGTGCCGCAGGGCGAAAGCTGGCCTGCCTCGCATCTGGCCGAAATCTCTCTGCACGGGGTCTCGTCCTTCGGTGCAACCGAGGACGAGGCAATCAGCAACTGGATCAGGCAAGCGCGCCGGGTGATCCGCGCCGAGGTGGAGGCATGAGCCTCATTGTCCTCATTCTCGCGTGGGCAATGGCACTCTGTCTCGGTGCCGTTGCGATCCTGATCGCAATCTTGGCGGGTCGTATTTCCGCCAACGATGAAGCGCCTCAGAAGAATGTGAGCGTAGGGGTCACCTTCTGCACTGCGCTGACGATCATGTGCGCCGCCCTCACCATCATGGCACTCACATGATCTGCGCCATCGCCTCCCTCACCATCGGCATTGTGCTCGGTGTCTTCGCACATTGGGCCTACCTCGAAATCCTATACCGGATGGAATGAGCATGACCAAACAGCCCTTCGACACCCTGCCCCTGTCGCAACAGGCGGGGATCATCTGCAACGACCCGCGCTTTCAGAAATTCGCAGCCACGCGCAGCGGCCTTCCTGATCGTCACTTCACCGCTGAGGCGGCCGCCGAATACCTGCGCGAGGTCTGCCAGATCGCCAGCCGTCGCGACCTTGCCGCCAACACCATCGCCCAAATCCGCTTTCAGGCCCTACGCACCGAGTTCGACGCATGGACCGGAAAAATCGCAACCCAGAGGTAAGAAAATGCTCGACATGACAGAAAATCAGACCCCGATGAAAGAGACCGATGCCGACCGCGAGGTACGCGACAAAACCTATCGCGTGACAGCCGAAGAGCTGCGCAATTTCATAGAGCGTTTCGAACGGCTTGAGCTTGAGAAAAAGGACATCGCCGATCAGCAGAAAGAGGTGATGGCCGAGGCCAAGGGGCGCGGTTACGACACCAAGGCGATGCGCAAACTGATCGCGCTGCGTAAGAAGACCGCCGACGAGATCGCCGAGGAAGAGGCGATCCTTGAAATGTACAAAGAAGCGCTGGGGATGATCTAATGGAGATCGGCACGCATTCACTTTCCGTCCTTGAGCGCGCCCGGGAAAAAGCGGCGCGGATCGCATTGGTAGATCCGCGGGCCCTTCCTGTTTTCGAACGCCTTGAAAAAGAGGTCGTGGCCATGAGTGCCAAGCTGGCCGCCAAAACTGAGACGGATCCCGTTATGAGAGCCAGGGCATTGCTCATGGCCGAAAGGGTTTGTGCGTAAGTTACAGCCCCCTGCGCAAGCTTTTGGAAGCCAAGGACTGCATGGTCCGTGCCGCTCTTGGATAAATTGACCTGACCCACCGGTGCGGGCCGACACAGCGCGGCCCCATCCCGTGCGCCAGAAAAAAAGAGAAATCCGCATGACACGAAAAGCAAACAAGGATTGTCCCGTCTGCAACGGCTGCGGCGTCGAGGACCCGGCGGGCTTCGCCATGATCCCGTGCCCCCGCTGCTTTCCGCATGAATGGGCCGCATCTGAAATCACCCGTCTTCGCGCCGAGCACACTAAGGCAGTGGCTAGAGATTTGCAGCTACGGGCCATATCCGAAGAACGCGCGCGTATTGACTTTGACGAGATTACCCGCTTGCGCGGCACCATTGCAGACCTGCGCCAATCAATTGAGATCATTTCGCGCGAGAACGACAGAGCCGTCGGAGACGCGGACAAATGGCGGGAGCGCGCCGAAGCCGCTGAGACCCACAAAACGGAGCTTCTGGAACTCCTTTCAAATATGAAAAACGACAGTCTAGATGCAATCATGGAAGTGATCGGAGCGCCGAAGGAATATAATTCCAGTAAGTTAGCGATGCGCGATTGGTTCGTGACGCGGATCGACCGAGCGCTATCCGCGAAAGGCGGTGAATAATGGGACGCCAGACAACACAGATTGCGGTCACTGAAAAAACCGCAGCCGCCATGCTCGATATGAAGCCCATTGAGTTTCGCGGCCTCGTTCAGCGCGGCGCATTGCCGCGCCCCACAACAATCGCTGGAACCATTGAGCGGTGGCGTGTGGCCGACCTCGAAGCCATCGTGAACGGCACCGCCGCTCGTCCCAAAGATCAAGATTTCGAGCTATGAGAAAACCGGCCAAACCGCGCATAGCCAAGCCGCACCTTTCATGGAAATGGAACAAGAGCAAAGGCACCTGGGAACCCTACCATCGGGTGACTTGGTCGCAGGATGGAAAGCGCAAAGAGCGTCATATCTTGTTGCGATGGGGTGGAGATGCGGAAGAACTCGACCGCCAATATTGGGCGTGCGAGGCGGGTCGCCATGAGCGCCAAGCGGCTCCCTTAAAATACACTTGGAAGGCACTCATCATCGCGTGGAGAAAAGACCCTCGCGTTCAAAACAAGCTCTCAGCCGGTACCAAGACTTTCTATCGCCCGACCATGGACAACATCATGGAGAAAAATGGCAACAAGGATGTGCGCAACACCACGAGATCTGCCATTCGCGCAGCTCATGACAAGCTGGCAGCAACGCCACGTGAGGCAGACAAGTACATCCAGACCATACGAATGCTATGGAATTACGGGAAGAACAAACAGGACTGGCCAATCGGCGACAATCCCGCTTCGAAAATCGACCTGTACGGGAAGCAGAGAGAGCTTGAGGCATGGCCAGAATGGATGATCAAAAAACTGCCCGGCGCTCCTGAAAGCGTCCGTATTGCAGCCGAACTGATACTCGGCACGGGACAGCGACCGGGGGCCGCGATCACTATGAAATGGGAGCAATTTGAAGGCGAATGGATGCACGTCACAGATGAAAAGGCAGACGAGCTTTTTCCTGTCTATTGCCCAGAAGAATTGCGCTCCTTCCTCGCCGCTCAGCCGAAGCGCGGTCAATACGTGCTCGCCAAAAATCTGACCGAACCCCTAACCTATAACGCTGTTGCGTCTTCATTCCAGAAGTGGCGCAAGACCTTGGGCGACGACGCCAAAAAGTTCAGCCTTCACGGTTTGCGAAAACTGGCAATCGTTCGCCTCGCAGAGGCCGGATGCTCTGACGCAGAGATACAGGCAGTGACCAACCAGAGCGCCGAAATGGTCGTGTTTTACCGGAAGAAAGCGAACCGCAAAGCTCTGTCCAAACGCGCCATGACTCGGAACAGAACAAAAATAGAATAA